CGTTTCGATTCCGTTGCTATCGTGTTTGGCGCGCATTAGTGCGGCGTCAATTGAGGCCAAGGCGTTTGTGAGAATAGGGGCACTCATTTTGAGGAATTCAAAGCGTGAATGGTGGTAAGAATTGCAAGGCCAAAGCTGGCTTTAACGACTAGGGAAAGGACGAGGATTTCTGGGATCATTTTAGTGTAGGCGATAAGAGACTGTTTTGATGGCAGGTGACCAGCAAGCGCGGCACTCGAGGCACTTGTTGTTTTGCTTAGAAGAGGGGCAAACGTAGCCAGTAGGAGAAGAGGATTCAGAATGTACCTCTGAAGTGGTCAGACCTAGGTCAGAAGCAAGGGAGTTGGGACCAGCTTTATCGACCATATAGGAGGACAGCCTCACAGTAAGGTTAGCCGGAAAGGTTGCGTAGCGTTCTAGATACTCGGAAACGATCGTATACTCCTTAGTCGGCAACCAGAATTTGATGTGAGGCAAAGCTAAGGCAATGCGCACGATGTCTTTAAGGTTTTTCAGGCTTTGCAAGTCGCCACTGTCGAACCAACGGAAAAAGCCTGTGTGCTCCTCTTCTCTGATTTTTTTGACCATTGCAGATACCCAGCCTGTTTGAGACATTAAAGCGATACGCTTGTGTAATGTGCTCGCCGTGTTTGGCATGCGGTAGAAGCCCTTGAGAGCATAGCAACCAAAGCACACAGAGCCTTCGACTTGCGCTAGTTTGGAGCCAGTCTTGCAAGCTAGGGCAGAGACTGACCAGCTTTTGCAAGGCATCTTGCTAGTGTCTGAGAGAGTGAGTGTTGATAGGGTTTCGTTCATTGGGTTACTGGGTTTATTGGGGTTGAGAGGGGAGGGGAGGTTAGGCGCTGGGGAAAAGACGGTTGAAGCGCTCTATAAGGCGTTCTAGTTTGTCGCCTAGTTCGGAAGATTCAGAGAAACGGAAGGCGTAGTAAGCTGCCCAGTACTGCTCAGAGAGGTTGTCTATCAGGGTTTGCATTTCCTTTTTGGTCATAAGGTGGAGAGGGTGAAGGGTTAGCGGAGGCCAGCGTAAACGATAGCAGCGATGGGAGTTAGGAAAGCGATGCCAGCTAGGGCTGCAAGGGTGAATTCGAGGGCGGAGAGGATACGGTCGATCATTTTAGTAGGGTAGTTAGGGCAGCGGGATTGCTGGTACAGAGTAATCGGCAGAGGGGAGGGGTAGGTTTAGGGGAAAGTACTAAGCTACTGATTTGGAAAATTTTGCCCATGGAATGTCAGACACTTCGTCGAGCTTGTTTGCGCTGGCATTGCAAACGTAAAAGGAAACGTCGTAAGATCCTTTGTCGTAGCCCGTTGAATAGGTCACTTGAATCTGACCGATCTCGTTAACTAGGACACGCTTCTTTCCGAACACAATCTTTCCGAAGTGTTTGCGCTGCACAGCGTAGGAAACGGTCATGGCGACGTTTTCCAAGCCTGCCAGCTTCACAGCCTCAAAGAAGCCGAGCACGTCTGCAGGGGATTCGGTGGAGGAGAGAACGGGGAGGGCGGGTGTTTTGGTCATGTATACTAATCGGCAGAAAAAAGTGGGACTTTAGGAAAAAGATTGAGAGGGTGAAAAAAGTGCTCCAACAGAGTACGAGGTGAAACAAACGGATTGAGAAAATCTCACCTCGTGAACACTCCTACAGAGTAAAACGCTTCACGAGGTGTTGGGGAGGGATGCGGGAAAATGAGGGGAGGAGAGCGTGCCGGGTGCGAGGGAGGGAGGGGAGAAAGGGGAGCTGGTTGACTCTTAACAAAGTGATAGGAGAATGATGGCATGGAAGCCGCGATTGCAACGGAGCCGCACTGGAAGGCAAATCTGACTCGTGGGAGCCGCAAAGGGATCCCAAACCGCACCACTCAGAACATCAAAGAAGCCATCGAGGGGGCATTTGATCGGCTGGGCGGTGTCGACTATCTGGTGACTGTAGGCAAGAATGATCCTCGGACGTTCTGCGCATTGCTCTCAAAGTTACTGCCCACCAAACTAGCAAACGCAGACGGCAGCCCGTTGTTGGCAGCCCTGACTGAGCTCACAGATGCGCAACTGGAAGCCCGTACACAAAGGGCCCTTGCAGATGCGCAGCGGCTCGGTCTAGCTGCTCAGCCTGCTCAAGCAATCGAGGTACAAGCGGAGGTTGTCGAAGCTAGTAAGGGGGACTCGCCTTAGTGTTGAAGCATTTGTTGAAGCTAAGGGGTGATTTGATGGCCTCAACAGAGTAAAGGGACTCGAACCTATAGTTCGAGTCTTGCCAAGCTAGGCCGGTCCATACTGGGTAACCACTATATGTAGTGGTGTAGGCAAAGGGTGACACAACAGGTTGTGGTGTCCGGACCGGACCCCGACCCCGATCACCCCCAGGCCGGTTCCTTTTAAGAGAGAAGTCGAGGTCCCTACCCAGACTGTCTGGTAACGCTATAGAACCAGTCAGTGCTATCTGTGTGTACAGCTCAGTACTCTCTCCCTATACAGCTTCCTACCCCGTATCCCCCCTTTCCTCTTCCTATAAGCCCCGTGTACCCCCTCTTCTCTTTTCCGGGGACCAGTCTGTACCTAAAGCTCCCTAGCAGCCTCTAGCAGCCTCTCTCTTACCACACACAACTATCTCTCTGTCTGTGCTTAAAAAATAGGGACACGTCCCTATTAGTACTAATAGTACTGACAGTACTACTAGGCCCCATCACCCCAGCCGGGCTACCCCTGGTCACCCCATAGGGCTGCCTCTTTTTCGGGACCGCCTCCCTATCTCTCTTTTTCTTGTTGCAGACTTCTCTCTTACTGCTATCGCTGTTTGTTGTATGGAAAACACTACTCGTAAGAGAACTAGAAAAGCAGGAGCACCAGAAGTGGTAGCTTTGAAGAAGTCAGTGAGTGCAGCACTCAAGGCTGCCTGGCATGTTGAACAGCTTCGTGCTCGAATTGAGAAGCCTAAGAGGGAGAGGAACACTTTGGCGAAGAAGGTGGAATTACAGAGGGCTGCTTTGGAGGAGGTGAAGGCTACTGTGGAGAGCTTGTTGGAAGGCTTGAAGCCGGCTGGGAAGCCTTTGGTGGAGACGATCAACACTTCTGTCGTGCTGGAGCCTAGTGCTGCTGCTTAGTGTGACTCCTAGAGCCCGCCAAGGCTAGTGCGCAAGCATCCTCAAACCGGCGGGCCACTTACTTTCGCGACACCTGCCGCTGGCTCCATGCCGGTGAGCACGGACCGGGGATGCTCGGTCGATGCAGTGGTGTGACACTGGGAGAGACTAGACACCTTCGGGACGCCGAATCGGGAACGCCGCCAAGAGTCAATGGGCGTGACAGGCTGGAGAGACAGCCAACTCTTTTCAATGAAAGTACTGGTAGCATGTGAATACAGTGGAGTAGTGCGTGAAGCGTTTAGGCGCAAAGGACACGATGCTGTTTCGTGTGACTTGCTGCCTTCTGATGATGTAGGGCCGCATCACTGGGGAGACGTGCGTGAGATCATTAACGATGGCTGGGATCTGATGATCGCTCATCCACCGTGTACTTACTTGTGCTCTTCAGGACTGCACTGGAACAAGCGCCGGCCTGAGCGGGCTGCCCAGACTGAAGAGGCTTTGGAGTTTGTCAGGTTCCTGCTGGAGGCGCCGATCCCGCGTATTGCGCTAGAAAACCCGATTGGCTGTATCTCGACTAGGATCAGGAAGCCTGACCAGACCATTCATCCCTGGCAGCACGGTCATCCAGAGAGTAAGGCTACTTGTCTTTGGCTTAAAGGACTGCCGTGTCTGACTCCTACAAACCTCCTACCGCTTCCTGAGTCTGGCCGGTGGAGTAACCAGACTGCTTCTGGTCAGAATAAGCTAGGACCAAGCGCAGACCGCTGGAAGATTCGCTCCACTACTTACACAGGAATTGCAGAAGCAATGGCAACTCAATGGACTTAGAACCCGCTGAACCACCAGAGAAAGCCACTAAGCTGGCTTACGCACTCCTTCTCGATGCCATCAAGAGAGACATGGACTACGAAGAGTTCTCTTTTGAACTAGAAGGAGGAATCGATGATGGAGTGGAGTATAAAGTTCTAGTGATGAAAGTATGATTGACACTTTCAACACTCTTGTGCTAACTCTTCTGCTCAACCGAAACCACTGGTGTGCGACTGGCGGTTTGGGTGGGTGTGCCCCGGCTCTGTATGTGCAGATGTCCGGGGCTTTCTCTTTATGAGCGACATCCTCGACTCCATCGACAAGAAGCTAGAACTGGCCCTCCTGCTAGAGGAGACGCTTAGGCGTAAGAAGGAGCGCAAGATCTCTGGTTACTTCCCTGATGACGGGCCTCTCAAGCGTGACCTCTACCCCAAGCACCTTGCTTACTTCGCTGCCGGCAAGACGTACAGAGAACGGCTGATGATGGCTGCCAACCGTATCGGGAAGACTGAGTCGATTGGTGGCTATGAGATGGTGCTGCATATGACTGGCCGTTATCCCTCATGGTGGGAAGGCAGGAAGTTTGACCAGCCTATCAGTGCCTGGGCGGCAGGGGACACCGGCAAGACGACTCGTGACATTTTGCAGATGAAGCTGCTTGGGCCTCCCGGGGAGTTTGGAACGGGACTCATCCCTAAGGCAGATCTTGTCCGCACTACTGCCAAGGCCGGCGTCGCAGACGCAATCGAGACGATCTCTGTCAGACACGCCTCTGGTGGCGAATCGCGCCTGACTTTCAAGTCTTACGACCAGCGCCGGGAGGCGTTCCAAGGCTCTGAACAGGATGTCATCTGGCTCGACGAAGAACCACCGCTCGATGTCTACACAGAGTGTCTGCTTCGTACCATGACCAACAACGGGATGACCATGCTCACCTTCACCCCTCTGATGGGGATGAGTGAGACTGTCATGTCGTTCCTGCCCAACGGAGAAGTTCAAGAGCACTCCAGTGGCAGTAAATACGTTGGCATGGCCACTTGGGACGATGTCCCGCACCTGACTAAACAGCAGAAGGAAGAACTTTGGGCCTCGATCCCGCCCTTCCAGAGGGACGCCCGCTCCAAAGGCGTTCCACAACTCGGTGCCGGTGCCATCTACCCAGTGCCTGAAAGCGAACTCGTCGTCCCTGAGTTCCCGATTCCTGAGCACTGGAAGCGGTGTTTTGGCATGGACGTAGGCTGGAACCGCACTGCCGTCGTCTGGGGAGCAACTAACCCAGACAGTGGAGTCACCTTCCTCTATAACGAGTATTACAGAGGGCAGGCAGAGCCCATCCTACACGCTGAAGCGATCAAGTCTCGGGGAGAGATCCCAGGTGTCATCGACCCAGCTTCCCGTGGGCGTGCACAGACTGACGGGCAACAGCTTCTGAGCATGTATCGCAAGCACGGGCTCGACATCACGTTAGCCAATAATGCTGTCGAGAGTGGCCTTTACAGTGTGTGGCAAATGATGTCTGAGAACCGTATTAAAGTGTTTGCAGGACTCAGGAACTGGCTCAACGAGTTTAGGCT